TTGGTATGGGAAATGCTGAACATATTCGTAAGGGACAATTATAAAGGTGATGATATTGAATGTTTGCTTTACCTTCTAGCCGTTACTATCTTTCATTGTCCACAAAATAAGTGTATCAGACGCTCTCCCGTCTCCATGTGGGACAGACTTCCCAGTAATAAGAGTCTGTTTCATAATGATCCTGACAGGGGAGTGGCTATCGGGAACCTGCCGTCACAACTCATAGCCAACTTTCTGGCGTCTGTATATGATTATTTCGTGATGGAAATATTGGGATTCATGTATTATGTACGCTTTGTTGATGACTTTTGTATCGTAGTGAAATCACCGGAAGAAATATTGTCTAAAGTCCATCTTCTTGATGGTTTCCTGAAGGAACAACTCCTTTTACGGTTGCATCCACGCAAACTGTATCTTCAGCACTATAAAAAAGGAGTCTTGTTTGTTGGGGCGTTCATTTTGCCGGGTAGAATTTATGTATCTAACAGGGTGGTTGGTAACACATATAACGCTGTCAGGAAATTTAATAGAATAGCTGAAAATGGATTTGCAGAAGCGTATGTTGAGAAGTTTGTGAGTACGATGAACTCTTATTATGGCCTGATGAAACACTTTGCAACGTACAATATCCGCCGTAAAATTGCAGCGATGTTGCTTCCTGAATGGTGGGAATATGTTTATATCGAAGGACATTTTGAAAAGTTTGTATTGAAGAATAAATATAACCATAGAAAACAACTAATTAAACATATCAAAAAACATGGATCAAAAAAATATCTTACCGCGTGGGATTGCTAAGCCTATCGAGCAACAGCCGGACGGAACTTGGATTGTACGTCATCACTTCCGGGTGGTTGGTACCAGTGAGAATGGTGAAGAACTGGTAACTTTTGCCAGTTCGGAATATCCCGAGAAACCTACCTTGCAACAGATTCAAAGAAGTATTGACCGTTATCGGGTGTGTCTAACAATGTATGGAGATACAATTTCAGACGAAATAGAAAAGGTTGATCTTTCCGTGTATATGTTTACGGATTAATAGTTCAATCTGTTGGTTGTTTTAGGGGTGCTTTTCAAGCATCCCTTTTTTATTTATGGAAAAAGTGAAAATTATAATGTCTTGTTTTATAGATATTTATCATAGAATTGATTTCCAAGATTTTTCATTTTTGTAAAACTCGTTATTATACTCAATACATTTGTTCCATACAGAATATTTTATTAATAATTAAACGTTATGAGTATGGGTATAAAAGTATTGTATGATTGGATTTTGCAATCTAACCGACCGGCACACGTCAAAGCCGGGATGTTCGTCTTTGTTGTAATGCTTGTTTTCTGTTTCCTTCTATTAGGCATTGATTTCTGTAAATCTGCTATTGTTTCTTTAACGACAACCGCCATTGCTGCAATAGTGGTTGAGTACATTCAGAAAAAGTGCGGGTTCATCTTTGATTGGCTTGACGCATTAGCTACTGTTTTGCTTCCTGGGCTGATTACTGTGTTTTCAATATTGGTAGTAACTTTATGATTAATATTATGAGATGGTTATATGAGCTATTTAATGTAGACCAGATACGAATTATTTTCGTTTCGATGTTCAGTTCTCTTCTTGCTTATTTAACGCCGACTAAAGGTTTTCTTATAGCATTAGTTATAATGTTTGGATTTAATATTTGGTGCGGAATGAGGGCTGATGGTGTTTCAATTATACGTTGTAAAAACTTTAAGTGGGATAAGTTTAAAAATGCCTTGGTTGAACTTCTTCTCTATCTTATAATCATTGAAGTAGTCTTCTCCTTTATGAGCTTGATAGGAGACGGTGAGAACTCATTGTTAGTTATTAAGACTATTACGTATGTATTTTCTTATGTATATCTTCAGAACGCATTTAAGAATCTGATTATTGCTTATCCTAGAAACAAAGGGTTTCGTATAATTTATCATGTAATACGTTTTGAATTTAAGCGGGCTACGCCTACGCACGTACAAGGAATTATTGATAGAATCGAAAACGAACTAGATAAAGAGGAAAGATATGAAAATATTGATTGATAACGGTCACGGTAGCAATACTCCGGGTAAGTGTTCTCCGGATGGTAGGTTAAGGGAATACTCTTATACTCGTGAAATTGCTGGGCGTGTAGTATTTGAATTGCGTAAATTAGGTATTGATGCGGAACTGGTCGTGAAAGAGGAAATAGATGTTCCTTTGTCAGAACGTTGTAGGCGAGTGAATGAATATAAGACTTCTGAAGCAATTCTTATTTCTATCCATTGCAATGCAGCCAGTAATGGTTCAAATTGGATGCAAGCACGTGGTTGGGAAGCATGGACCAGTGTGGGACAGACAAAAGCCGATAAGCTGGCTGACTGTCTGTATGCTACTGCTGAAGAATGTTTGTTTGGAATGAAAATACGGAAGGATATGGCAGACGGTGATCCAGATAAGGAGAGTAGTTTTTATATCTTGAAACATACGAAGTGTCCGGCTGTTCTGACGGAGAATCTGTTTCAGGATAACAAAGAAGATGTGGATTTCTTGCTGTCAGAGGAGGGGAAACGGACTATTGTTTCTCTTCATGTGAAAGGCATTTGTAAATATCTAGGCATATGAAGTTTCTTCCGTGGATACTAGTCTGCCTGTTGCTTGGCGTGATCGTGTGGATGCAGTGTAATCCGCACGATCCGTCAACGGTCTACATTAAAGGAGATACTGTACGTATTCGGGACACAATAAGAGACACAATACCCAAACCGGCAAAGAGAACTCCAAAGCGTATCGATACGGTATATTTACCTATCTTGATAGATGCTACGACTGACAGAACCGTAGAAGGTGACTCAATTCCGGTACTTGTACCTATTGTAAGCAAGGAATATAAAACTGATAATTACCGGGCCATAGTTAGTGGATATAAGCCTAGTCTTGATTTCATGGAGGTGTACAGAGACAAGGAAATTATTACTCTTTCACCTTTACAGAAGAAAAAACGTTGGGGATTAGGCTTACAGACAGGATATAGTTATCCGGGCGGTTGGTATGTTGGGGTGGGAATAAGCTGTAATTTGATTATGTGGTAATGAAAAAAGAAATACAATATACTAGTATTCGTAGATTACTTCTCCATTATTTTTTATACTGCTAAATTCTTTTTGGATATTTCACATATTATTTATAATTTCGTATTTACATTTTAATCTAATCTTATGATGTAACTTATATAAATTATATTGAAGGTATGAAATATATATGTTTATTTCTTTTTGCGTGTATTTCAATAATATCCAAAGCACAAACTTTAATTCTATCAGAAAATGATTCTACGGTTATGACAGAATATAATGATGGGAATCTTTGGGCATATAGAAATGCGAATGGTTTTATCGTTGGCCTTACGACTTATGAAACGAAGGATGATTATGGAAAATATTATCGGATTGATGTTTTCATCAAGAATCAGTGTGATTCGTCGGTCATATTTACGCCGGACGATGTTACTTCTCATTTGCTGACTAATAGAGGAGATAATTATCAATTAATGGTATACACAAATGAAGCTTTTCAGAAAAAGATAAGAAAGTCTCAAAACTGGGCTATGGCCTTATATGGCTTTTCTTCTGGGCTTAGTGCAGGAAGTGCCGGATATTCTACATCTTATTCCACATCGTATTCGTCAAATGGTACCGCTTATACAACAGTGACCAACCATTATGATGCAAATGCGGCTTTTCAAGCTAATATGGCATCATCTTATCAACTACAAACATTGGGTAAAATGATGGATAATGATAGGGAAATAAAAAGGCAAGGATATCTAAAGAAGACAACAGTACATCCCAATGAGGGTATAATAGGATATATGAACATTAAAAGAAAAAAGGGAAAGATTCTAACTATAAATATACCTATCAGTGGTTATGTTTATTCTTTTGATTGGGATGTAAGTAAATAATTGGATTGAAGGTAAATGAAAGGCAGCTTATTAGGCTGCCTTTTTGGTAATCCTTCCTATCAACAACACACGAATCAACAAACTCTCAAGAAGGGTTACATAAGATAGTACTAATATATAAATGAAAAGTTCGATCGTGGATATAAAAAAAGTGAGGGGAACCACCCCCTCACCAAAGTCAAACCAAAATAATCCGAATTATGTCCGTATTATCTTGATGTTGCAAAGATACAATTATTTTTCGATTAGACAATAAAAATCCCTGCATCGGCTCAATGCAGGGATGGTGTCAAATAAGAGCTTAACTGATTTTTAATGATGTCTGATGAATCATTTCGCTAACATCGTTCAAAGCGTTCAGGAACGTTTTGAGTTCATTGTCAGTAAA